CCCCATAATTTGTACAGTTCTGATTTGCCTGTAGATACGCTGCTTTGAAAACCTACAGCCGCCACGCCGCCGACTCCTTCTCCGTAAGAATTATAATTATTGTAATATCCGTTTGTTCCGTTCGTTCCCGCTATGCCGTCGCTTCCTTTGGCAATGCAAAAAGACACAGGTTTATCTATAAAAAACGAAAAACAAATTTCTTCTCCGTTTTGGCCCGGTATGCCGGCTATACTTGCGCCACTGTCATTATCATTTCTTCCGTTTCCTCCTTTGCCTCCCCCTCCTCCTTTGGCAATCATTTTAATTACCCCTTCAATCGCAAGAACAGAATTAATACCGCCGCCGCCGCCGCCGCCGCCGCCGCCGCCGCCGCCGCCGCCGCCGCCGCCGTTAGTGCCGTTAGTGCCGTTTCTATATGATAGAGGATAAAAATATTTTGTAGCATAGTTGTCGATATTTAAAAAAGTAGCCGGTGCGTCAAAATCATTAATCATTAAAGTCCCCGTTCCTCCCGTTCCTCCTGCTATATTATATCCTCTCCTAGATGATATGCCGCCGTTTCCTCCTTTGCCTCCCGTCCCCCCTCTTAATACGCACCTGTAAGCTCCGGGGAGCAAAATGCCCTGTTGAAAACGATTTATAGGAGCGTCTAATATAAGCGTCCCCCCGTTTGCGGGAATTACTGAATTGTTATGCTTTAACATCGCGTCAGCAGAATCAAGAATTACTTTGTCATACCATGACCCTTCAAAATAAAGCATTCTTGCAACCGCCCTCATTGATCCGCTAAACCAGCCGCCCTTCATCGGATCGTAATTAGGCTCCTGCACTAAATACTGAAAAATTATTGACGATGTTTGGGGGATTGCGTAAACAAAATAAACCATTCCGTCAATCAATCCTTCCTGCGGAGGAATGATTGTTTCCTCTGCGTCTACAAGATAAAAAGACGAATTGACCTCAAATCTTGATCCCTGCATGATATGGCTTTCATCGGAATTGTTTATGTCAGATAACATCAAACATAAAAATCCCCCGCCTTGAATGGTTGTTCTGTAAAGAAACTTCTGCCAGTCAAGAGTATTAGGATTGTTATCTTCCGGCTCCGCTATTAATAACGCCATTTATTTTGCCTCCTTCCAACCGCACTGCATATTCCAGTAAAAATTATTTTCTTCCCGTTTTACCGCTTCCCCGTAACTTTCCACGGTTGCGAAAAACGGTTCAAACTGTTCATGCGCTTCGGGATACGGGTCTATTACATGGGGAATAACAGTCTGCACCCCGTTTATGTAATCGTCAAATTTCTTTTTTTGATCGTTTTCTATTCTCATATAACTTGCGTTAAATGTTTTTAACGTTTCAACAGGCCCTCCCGTTACCTGCCCTGTAAACGTCCTGTCGCTTTCGTTTCTTAATATTAATCCGTTAACAGGCTGTATCACAAATCTAGGCAGTTCCCATTTCATTCCTGTAAATAAATAGCCGATTTTTATATTTTCGTTTCCTGAAAGATCAATAATAAAGCGCGTGATTTTTTTCTTTTCCGTGTTTATTATTGTCAAATAACCGCTGGTTTCAAAATCCGCTTCATGGATTAAAACGTCATGGTCATATAATTTAATCCGGCCCGATTGCGCGTTTGTGTTTCCTAAAATTATCGTGTCTATGTCAGTTGCATTATCGCATGACCCTGTTAACTCGATGTCTGTCGCGCTGAAATCCGCTTGGTATGATATGTAACGGTTGTATAAATCAGTAAGCAAAGAGTATGATTCCCTTTGCGGGGAGTTTAAGGAGAATGCTTCAACAGCGTTAACGGGATAAACGTTCATTTGACAATGCTCCCTTCTTTTATTAATCCGGCGCTCCTGTTGTTTATGTGCGTCACGGTATTTCTCGCCATTTCTTTGCCGTCTACATATAAGTGATTATGTATTACAATAGTTTGTTCGCCGCCGAGTTCATTTTTATCAACGGCGTTGAACAGATTTTTTTGCTGTCTTTTATTAAAAATTACTTCATCGCTGTTTACTCTTGCTAAAATATTATCGCCTCTGAAAGAATTGCCGGGAACAATGCCGCCTTCGGTAAATGCCTGCATTTTAGGTTTGTTAGCTGAAATGATGCCTACCTGCGCCGCTCCGGCCGCCGCAGACATCGCGACCAGCCCTAAATTGGCAGGAGGATAAGGCGGCGATCCGAGTGTTCCCGCGGTTGCCAGTGCCGCGCTTGTTATCGCCTGCAATAACTGTGACTGCCAGCTTGCCAACGCTGATTTATATTCTAATTCAGCTTTTTTACGCGCTGTTTCTTCGTCTAATGCTTCTTTGTTTTTTGCAAATTCGTCTTCAATCAGCCATCTTTCATGCGCGTCATGCGCCGCGTATATTCTTTGCTGGTCTCCGCTTTCTATCGCGAGTTCCAGTTCCCTTTGGTGCTGTTCTTCCGTTTGCGCTTCAATAAAGCCTTTCGCGTATAATTTAGCCTGTTTTTCTTTTTCAAGATATTCCAGTTGTATTTTATATAATTTGTTTAACGCGTTTATTTCCTCGTCTACCGATTTTTTAATAAATGCCCCGTGAAGGCTGGCAAAATTGCTGATAACGCTGTCTATAGCGGAACCGTATTCGCTAACTTTGTTTTTTAATTTGTTCCAGTATTCATTCGGGTCTTCTTCTTTGGTTGCATTCTTTAAATTGGTTATTTCATCAAACACTTTTCTTACCGCAATTCTTACGTCCTCTGTCGCGTTTTTGTAATCGTCTGAATTTTCTATAGCTTCCCACGCCCTCTTTCTTTCCAGTTCTATTAATTGTTCCTCTGTCGCCATTAATCTGTAAAACTCGTCCTGCAAATCTTTATACACGTTATTCATTGCAATATCGGCAAGCATATTTCTACGTTGCTGTTCTAACGCGATTGACTGGTTTAAAGCGGCTGTTGTCTTGTTTTCGGCTTCTCTTCTTAATTCCGCGGCCTGTGCCGATGTTAATCCCACTTCGTGAATTTGCTGTCCCAGCATTGTTAATTGGTTGGCTTCCTCCGTATAAGCGTTCATTACCTGCCGGTGGTATTCTTCGCTTGTTATTCGCCCGTTTGATTCAGCAACCCCTGCCGCTAAAATCGCCAGTCTTCTTCTTTCAGTTGCCGCTGTCACTGCGTCTTCTAACGGTTTTAATGCCAGTTTGTCGGCGGCTATTTTTCTTTCTATTTCAAGATTAATTTCCTCTATTCTTTGTCTTTCCTTTATAGCTTCCATATCTTGTAGGGCAATCCTGTATTCCTCTTCATGAATTCTAAGTTCTTCTTGTTTTTGTCTTATTTCTTGATTCGTTGATTCAATTAAATTCTTTACTAAATCTATATTAAATCGCAAATCTTCCGCACGGCGGCCGGTTGCCGTTTCTAATTCTTTTTCAGCGTCTAACATTTGCTGATGTATTTTGTTTCTTTCCATCTGCATTTCCGCAATATGACGGTATGTGGTGCTATATTGTTCAAGTATTCTTTCAGAATTATCAATCCTTGCCTGAACTGCGGCTTCGTTTTCTTTTTCCTTATCTAAATTACTTTCCGCATTTTGTATTTGTACTCTTATTTGTATTAGTCTTTCATCATTTGCCCCGTTAGCTATAAGTTCGTCTAATTCTTTTTTCAAATCCGTAATGCTTTTTGAATACTGGTTTATTTTAGCCTCGCTGTTTTTTGCGGCTTCTCCAATTCGTTTCTGCCTCATTTCAAATAACAGTGATTCTTTCCATGACAGTTTTATACCCGCTACAAAATTAGTAAATCCCGATGTCGTTCTGCCAACCTCCGCGTTTAATTCTTCCTGTACTTGTTTTAATCTTTCTGTCTTGCTTGATACACTACTTTGCGCGGACGCTACTCCCTGATAAACGCTTTCAACTTCGTTCAAAATTAACGCCTGCGCTTTTGCTATGTCCCCATGTTCAACTAACAAAGTAATTTGTTCTTTTAAATCGTCTTTAAACCTAAATCCCTGCCGTGTTAATGTGTTTAATCCTTCAGTCGGACTGTCTAACGCCTTGCCTAAAGTTTCGGCGGCTGACGCTAAATCCATGCCCATAACGGCGGCCATGTCAATTGCGGCTTTGCTTGTTCTTTTAAAATTATCACCGACTATATTTGTATAAGTTAAAATTCTTCCCTGCATTTTTGTAATATCGTTTGTCGCGTAACCTGTTGCCTTGCTTAAAGCGGCGGCCATTGAATTTAACTGCGCGGAAGATGTCCATGCGGAAGCCCCTGTAGTTTGTATAATCGCGTTTAATGTTGTTAGTTCTTTTTGCTGTCTGAAATAAGCGTCCGCGGTTTTATTTAAGTAATCGCTTATTCCGCCGACTAATTTTGCAACTGCCCCCGCGATCATCGTTACTGCGCCGATAATGGGCAGTGCTTTAAATGCGTTACTGATACCGTTTGCCATTTTAGCAAACTGGTTTACGGAACTATTGCTTAATTTTGTTATAGATTTTCCTATTTCTTCTCCTGTTTTAGAAAAGCTATTAGTAGTTAAAGTATTGGTTTTTTTAGTTTGATCTTCTATGCCTCTTATCGCGTTATTGGCTTTATTCACATCGGCTGTCAAGCTGTCAAGTTTTGCTCTTAATTCAACAGAGATAGTCCCTGCGCTTTCATTAGCCATTTTAGTTCCCCTCCACTAAAATGTAAAACTATCTTATTTTAAAAGACAGTTTTTATTAAACATAAATAAATTTTATAAATCTATCTATGTTTCATTAATATTTCCAATTGTGTTTCAATCCCGTAAACAGAGATGAATATTAATAATGCATCCCAATCTGTATCTGTAAATACCACAACTTTTAATAAAGCCTCTGTATATTCAATATTATCAAAAATATTCGCTAAATTATTATAGACATGATTAAAATTAGGCAATTCAAATAAAAGTTCATGGGATATATCCGTATCTGAATATATAAAAGATTTTAATGAAATAGGATATAAACGCTTAAATACTGAAAAATAAACAAAAAGTGCGTCTGCGAGAATATTTCTATTCTCTAAAGAATAACTGCTTAAAGAATAGAAAATAACGCTGTCTGAAAAAAATTCGNAAGCCGCAACTCCGTTTTCTCTGTATGCCTGTGAAATAACGTACCATCTGCCGATGAACTCCTCCGGTATGACAATAGTTGAATTTTCCTGCCCAAAACAATTAAACAAAATAACCGCAAAAACCAAAACAAATAAAATCTTTTTCAACTTTTTCTCCTTAAAAATTGATAATATGCCGTAAAGACACACTATTAATTATCGAAAATTCCACACTCATTTTCAATGTTATTTCGGCAAATTTATCCCCTCTGTCTTTTTCCTGCCGCCTAAAAACCATCTGTATTTGCTTTCAGTAACGGTCTTATGGTCTTTCATATATTCATCAAGAATCAATAGAGCGTATGTATCAATTTCTTTTTTATTAAAATCCGTAAGCCTGCCCGATATATAATCGCTGGGGGCTTTATTATGCGCCTTCGCAAGCACCGCCGCCCTTAAAAAATTGTCTTTAGTTATTTTTTTAATATCGGATATATCGTTCCCCATTGCCCACTTGGTGATAAACGCCATCGTGTCATCGGGCAAAATAAAACCTATTTCCAATCCAAGCGTTTCAATTTTCGCCTCCGTTAATGTTTTATCTTCCTCATTCATTTTGTCTTTATTTTCTTTATACTGTTTTTTAAGCGTTTCAAATTCGTTTCTTTTTTCAGATATGACAAAATCATTTACCCCGACTAATTTTAATATATGGTCGAAAGTGGGTATATTAAATATAATTTTGCATAATGCTTCCTGATAATTTCTTATTTTTATTATTTCATCGTATTCTATGGTTTTGCTGTCTTTTATATCCTGCGTAATATTTGTTATATTTCCGCACTGTTCTAACTGTGTTGCGTTCGGACACCGCAACTGGCAAAATATTTCCTGGCCGTTAAACGGGACAGCTACCCAGATAAACAGTGCGCCTCTTATTTTTTCAATGGGGTCATAACCGATAAAAGACTGTTCGTCATTAAAAGAAACAACGCCTCTTAATCTCTCTTTGAGAATTGTATTAATTAAGTCTTTCAATTCCGCCTGTCTTTTATCGGTTTTCTTCATATCAGATTTTTATCCCCTTGACATTCAGCGTGTCAAACTGTGTTGCGGATAACGTTTGCTCTTCCCATGCCGGAAATTTAACGTCATTTTCATCCGTATATTCCGTTGCCACAAGATTAAAGGCGTATTGCGCCCATGACTTTGCGTCAATCGGAACATCGCCCTCCATTCCCGTCATTGTCCGCAATAACAGCCGCTCATATCCGGCGACATCGGATTGTTTGTTTGATCCGCTTGAATAAATGGCAGAAAAAATTTCCGCCCAAAATGCAGGGTGTTCGCTTTCGTTTGACAGCGGAGGATTATATGTCCCTGTTTCCCTGTTCAAACCGCCGCCCTGAATAAGTTCTAACAGGTAATAATCTTTTTCTTTCAGAGTTACAACAGGTGACATTCCCTGCACCATCGCACCGACAACCATTCTTGTTATTGTGCCTTTCGCGCCTTCAATGTCAATTTCTTCTTTGTCTTTAATATCTTTCGGAAGGCCGATTGATATTGTTTCATCATCAAAAAATGAAATGACAACTAACCCGTTGCCGCCGAATTTCAGACAGTTTCCGAAATCAAGAGCGGCGGCAAGTTTTCCGGCAACTTGAATTATTTTGCCTGCCGAATTGGAATTAACGCCGTTTTCAACACTATTGCTTATTCCTGTAAAATTTTCATTTGTTACGTCCGGCAATGCGGGAAAAATTGAAGACAAATCAAAGTCCGTATTTTCTACCGGGAGCCCATTCAATGCGCCTCCGGTTTCAGCAATAAATACCATCTCTCCGCTTTCTTCATCTTCAATTGTTAGCGCCGCAGACAAAACGCAAGTGAAATTGTTGCCGCCGATTAAAACAGAATATGTCCCTGCCGGAATTATTATATTCTCTTCGGTATTGTTTGTCAATTCGATAACAATTTGCGCTTTTGTTCCTGACGCATAACAGCCTTTTAGTCTTTCCGTTTTCGCGTCAATTCCAAATTCCATATTCGGAAATTCCGCGCCGTTTAACGCCGTTATTGCTTCCTGCACAGTAACTTTCGCGTTATTTGCGGCACTGAATGTCACAGTTTTAGTAACTGCGGGCGCACTGTCAATTTTGATTGTCAAAGACGCTTTGTTATTTACAAGTATCTTTGTCAAATCCGCTGTGTTTGCAAAACCAAGAAACCGTTGCGGCGTTGGAATTGTGCCGTCTGGATTCAGTCGCTGAAACCGAATTCCTTCTGTCGCGAATCTTTCTTTTCGATTAATTACACTTTCAACCATGTTATCACCTCATACAAAATTTTCAAAATAATATATTTTAATAGGAATTAACAATCCCCAATTAAAACCAATTAATCTCTAATCAACATAGGAACAAAATATATTCTTTCCATAAAATAAGAATTGTCGATTTTCTCCGGTGTAATATCCGTATATCCGTTAGGGTGTAATTTAAATCGGCTCCCTTCTTCATCTTCCAAGTAACAAGAAAGCAATAAGCTGTCTAATTCATTTAAAACATAATTTTTTAATTCATCAGCCATTCCTTTTCCCATGTGCGCTATTATTCTAAAACTTTGCGTATTTCTAATAATTCCCGCTTCCGGTTTTACAACCACATAAGGCAATGCCGGAAAAACATCGACATCTGAAAATAAAACAATATTTGATCCTTCGCCGTCTATACCGTTCCAAATAGAGCTTTTTTTTAGTTTATTAATTATGAGACTGGCTAAAGTAGTTGTCAAAATATATCCCCTCCCATAATTCTTTTTGTTTCTTTCAAGAGTTTCGGCGCATACTGTCTGATTAACGGCTCCAGTATCGCGTATTTTCTGTTATGCGCATATTCAAGATACGCTCCATAATATATGCCATGTGATAATCTTATAGCCATTTCATCTTGATTTACGTCTATAATTACATTTACGGCTCTCGCCGCTCTGAAAGTTCTGTTTACCCATGATATGCCCCTTGTTGCTGTTTCATTTCCTGAATGCGCTTCCGCATAATCTATTGCCTTTCTAACGTTCTCATTTGCGGTATCTTCATCTTGGCTTTTTGTTTTGCTTTTTAATTGCATTGCGCTATACTGAATGCCCCTAAAATCACGCAACATTTCCTGTCCGGTTTTAATAAATAATTTATGAACATTCTCAACACGTTCCTCAAATATTGTTTTGATATTTTTCATTACTAGCTCATACCCTATTAATACGCCTTGTCCGCCGTTAGCCATTAGTCTCCCCCTGTTGGTCAAGATAACAAAGAATATTAATCACTTGCGACATTACGCCTAACGCTTCCTGTTTGCTCATTTCTATTGGCTGTCCGTTAATATAAATTAAAAACGGCACTCCCTTAATTTCTTTTTTGACAGGCGTTTCTCCCGGCCTCGGAGGAAGCAAATTATCTTTTTTATCCTTGTTCATTTTATTTTACCTCCGTTAATGCCGCTTGTTTAAAAATAAAAATATCGCCAATATCAAACCAATCGACAACGCCTAGTTTCCATTTCATATTATGATTGTCTGTTATCACCGTATCTTTAACTATTTCAACTTCTGGCAACATTAAAATATATTTTGCATAATTCTGACTTAATCCAATAACATCTGTATCAATAACTTGTAAAAGATTAAATTTTTCTTTTAATAATAAAACTTTGGCTGATTTAATTTCACTTGTTTTATTTGATATTGCTATACCCCTACTATTTTTTACAGTTTCATTTTCGTTCCATGTTACATTAACGCCGTCTTTCTTTATGTATCTATTGACCATGTTAATCATATTTTTCGCATTCATTTTCGCAGCACCTCCGCAGTCATTACACCATTATTAGGCTCAAGAAATAAACCGCGCAAAATATTATTTATATCGGAATACTCGCTATTATGTAAGTTTGCTTTTTTTATTGTTTCAAAATATTCCGTTTCCATTGGCCCTAATTTTTCTTTTTTAATTTGCGCTTCCCCTGTTTTTTGAAATGCGCTTATTCCGAATTTTAAAATTAAATCAATTGCCGTTACGGTTGCTTTTTTAATTTGCAACGGAATAAAATTATCAGGTACATTATGCCCTTGAAAAAACACATTTGTTCTAGGCCAGTTCAATCCCTGTTCTAAAGTTTTCTGCCGGCCTTTCCAGTTAAAAGAATAATCAATAAACAGAGACGCAATTACCATGCAATCAATTTGTTCATCTGCGGAAAGTTCTATAAATTTTTTATACATCGTTGACGGTAGATAATTATCGACCTCTGCCGTGTCAATATACGAATTAGCGTCATTTAATCCCTGTCCGAATTCGACAATCAATTGCATGATTTTTCCTTAAAAAAATATGAAGGGCATACAAAAATTTTATGCCCTTCACAAAAAGATTTTAGCCTAACAGCAATAGTCCGTGTTCACGGTTTACCGCTTTCACGCCCCATGATAGCCCGATTTCAACCGCAATCTGCCTGTATCTGTCAAACAAACAAACTTGGAAAGTCAAGCCGGAAACAGGGTCTGTCAATGCCATTACATCTAACAAAGTGCCTCCCGCCTTGCTCGCCTGTTGCGGCAGTGCAGGCTGTCTTGTTGCAAGGTAAATAAAATCTCTGCTAAATGCGACGTTCGGCAAATATTCAGAAAGAATTGTGGCAGTTACTGTTCCGGTTATCTCAGTTTTCAATTCAGGTGATATGTTTAAAGTGGTTGCCCCGGCAATTGCTGGAGCGGTTAACGTATAATAATTTCCGGCAATCAAAATCACCGCGCCGATGTTTAATGTTCCTGTCAACGCAGTTACGGCGATGGACTTTGTCCCTTTCGGCGCGGCTGATATTGTTAATGATGTTTGCGTGCCGGGATTAATAGGAGCAAATCCGCCGCTTTCCCTTATCGCGTAACCGTAAAGATCACCTAAAACACCTTGACGGAGGAGAGAAGTGTCTCCGCTGTGCGCGGCACTTGTCAGCATTTGCAATGACCGCAGTGCCATGCCTGTTGACGTATTAATAATAAAATGCCTGTCGCTTTTCGGAGTTCCTTTATCGTCTTGTATTTTTCTTACCGCCGCTAAATCGACAAGGTTAGTTGCAAACGGAGTTGATCCGGCAACACCATAGACATTGCCCGCGCTGACAGCACCAATAGCACCTTCAAGACAAACATCTGCCTCTACTTCATTTACAAGAGAGCGCATTGCTTGTGCGTATTGATTAACCATCATTTGATTTAATTGACTGCCGACTGATAATTGTTCATCACCCGTCCATGTAATCGGTTCGGCAATTCTGTCTTTTGTAATTGCCATATCAATGAAACCAAAATTAGTGCCGTCACCCTCGGGAGGTTTTCCCGGAGTAATATCCCGATTTTTAGTTTGCGGCGTTATCGGAACACGGATTGTCTGGCCTTTTGCCGCATTGTCCGCTGTCATATTTCGTGACGTTGCCGGAATAAAACCGACAAGCTCCCGGCTAACTACTTGGAGTGCCGCAAAAAGAACGGGTATTAAATTTGTCAAAGAATTCATATTGAAATTCTCCCTTTGGATTTTTACCAATTGTTATGCTATCGGCAACGCCGCATGACACATAACATTTAATCGGTAACTATACCGCCCTTGTTGGAAAAATCCACTTTTCCTTGCGCTGAAAGAGAATCGAAATCACTGCGTTTCATTGTCTGCCCGCCCTGTCCTGCCGCGCCCGGATTGGTTCCGCCCTGCGCGTTGCCGCCTTGATTTCCATTCTGTATAAAAGCCCTTCCGATATTGGAAAGACTTAATGCGTGTAACACTGCCTGTATCGTTTTATTTTCCTGATTGGTAAAAACAGTATTCCCGTCTTTATTAGGATCAATCGGCTTAAACTGGTTTTGCGTTTCCGCAATTGCAATAAAGCCTTCGCGATGAGCGTCGCTGATAAACTTAATGTCTTTTACCGCTTCGGCTATCGCGTCATTTTTAACCCTTGTGTAATGACTGTCACGGAATTTATCCCTCTCCGCCGCAATTCCCGCAAGTTCTTGTTCATACTTTGCTTTTGCTTCCGCAATTTGCGCGTCATAAAACTTTTTGTTTTCTTCGGGACTGTTCTTTTTCAACTGCGCGTCAAGTTCGCCGATTTTTTTGTTAGCATCAGAGGCGGCTGTTTCCATAGCCGTTATTTTCTCTTTCTGCTTTACAACTTCGGCTAACAGTTCGTCACGTTTCTGAACAAGGCCGAGATTAGACGCTTTAAACTGTTCCTCTATAAGTTTTGCCGCATCGTCTTCCTTCATCGTTCCTTCCGCGCCGTCAACTGTTACTTTAACTCCGAGCATTTTTAGCAATTTGAGAATTTCTTCCCTGTCCATAGTCTTCCCTCTCAGGATAAATAAGATGTGATTGTATACGGCTTTTGCCTACCGCTTTGCGGAACATCACGGGCATTTAAAAATAAAATCTTTTCGGCTCTGCCTATGCCTTTGGCAAAATAATTATTCCCAAATACTTAATTTCAATTATTTGCGGGGGAATGTGTTAAAATTCAAGAGTTTTTTAATATGCGAATTTTTTTCTTTCTATATATAATTAAAATAGTAGAAATAGGGTAGGGAAGGGCTTATTCTGGAGAGTTCTTTATCTTACTTAGGTATTTATTAAATTTTTTTATGGAATTCTGCCATTCTTTTTTGCTTCTTCATACACTTTTTCATGATCTTTATAATCTTTTTTATATTCTTCAAATGCATCTATAGCTGATTGCGGAGCGTTTTTAACTAGAGATCGTTCTATACATAATTTTGACTCGCCGTTTGCATATAATTCCGTTTCCGGGTCAAGATACGGCCAAAATTCATCTATACGATCTGAAATAATCATTGACACTTTTATACCCTCTATTACCTATTATAGACTTTTAATATCTTTTTTCAATAATTAAATACTATAAATACTGTCTATAATCACGCCATATTTGCTCCATAATCCCTCCTATAATCTTCGCTATTGGTCTTGGATTATTACTTGTCATATACTCCGCAAAAGCCTCACTCAAAAATTCTTCTGTATTTGTATTTGCGTAATCAGATAAATTATTAAGTATAAATAATTTTTGCCAATCACCACCAATTGATTTATAATAGTCTTGTATCTTTGATACTAATAATGTTTCAATCCCATTGCCCCAATTTTTTGCCGTATACGTTCTATCAAAATCCCATTCAGCTACTGAAAATCCCATTGCATCACTTAATGCACTATTGTTATTTATAGCCCTATTAACTAGCGTATGCCATAAATGCCCCCATTCATGCAAAACGGGTGTTATTTCATTTCCGCCGCATGGCCAGTGTTTGACCTTAACTTGATCATTATATAATTTTAATAATGTATCAATGTCGTTCCAATGTTTTGAATGTATTTTTAAATGAATTGAATTATCGCTAGGAGAAAAATAAGCAAATTCTTTATTGGTTTCACTTTTAGAAGGTTTGAATTCTAAAAGACTTGTTTTTTCAACAAGTCCGGGAAAGCGTTCATTAATTCTTTCAAGATTAAATGCAATTTCTCTAGCAATATCAATATTTAAATTTTCTCCGTTTTTAAAATCAAATCCGTATCTATTCTTTAATTCAGCAATAACTTCTTCCGATGTCATGTTTTTATAAACATCCCATTTTGTTTTATATTCATAATTATCATTTTTTACTAACTCCTCCATGTCTTTTAAAGTTAATTTTTCAAGATTTATTTCTTTACCTGTTAATGCTAGTTTTTTCTTTTCTACAGTTTCTTTTATTTTTTCTGTTTCATCTAATATTTCTATTTCTTTTTCATCACTTGATCCGGATAATTCAGCAAATAATTTTTTTCTAGTCATTCTATCAATTTCTAATTCTTCTAAAGATTTTATGCGTCCGTCTTTTGCAAAAAACGTCACTGGTTTTCCATTTAAATATTCTTTATATCTGCTTGGCCCTAATATGTCTAATTTTGTTTCATCATCCTGCCTGTCAAACCAGTCTTTATAATTTATCTGTGTCTGGCTCGGATCGTCTCTCATTCCTTCCAAAACAGGAACAATAACACAGCGGCAACGATGATGTAATGGGGGATCGTCCGGCGGTGCTGTTCCTTCGCCTTCCATTCCAGCAAGCCTGTCAAATATTTTATTATCTAACTCCGCGCAAGCAAGGCAAGTTGTGCTGTCCAAACAAGCAATCCATTGATAGCCGCCAAAGAATTCCTTATTCAATTTATAAATATCATCACATACAACAGAATTAGTATGATTAATTATATCGGCAATGTTCGCGTCAACAGAATTTTTTATTCCGTCCATTAAATTAGGATTTTTTATTGAAGCTATGTCTGCCATTAATTGTATATCCTTCCAGTAACTAACTTAACCATGTTTCCAACTCTCTGCCCTGTTCTATAAGCGATTGACAATTGCGCGTTCCACGTTTGAAATATTTGATCAAATATTCTTTTTACATAACTTTTTATATTATCCGTATCCGAGTAGGCGGTAAAATAAACATTCTTAATTACTTTGTCAACATTTACTCTTTCAAGTTTAATCGGAGAATTGGCATAAACCCATTTTGACTGTTCGATAATAAAATCATTTAATTCTTTTTGCAAATAACTATATAATCTATCCCTGTATTCAATGCACTTGGCTTTTATATATTTTTTGCATTCGGAATATTGCATTTTTGTTTCAATCACTTCTT